GCTTGCAGGGCCGGATTGGGATCTAGTCTTTCATAACCACTCGCTTAGCGAGAGCAGCAGGGTAGTCATAACAGATAAAATCCAGAGAGTATTGAGCCTTGATTTCGGAAATGATTGAAATCCAATGATCGTACAAGGCAGGAGGATAGTGGGTGAGTTCTGTGATGAAAGATCTGAACTTAGAGGAAATCAACTCCTTCTGACTCATATGAGATACAGGGATGTAATACTGGAGGGAGTTAGTACAAGCGTCGAGTTTGAGGGAGGCATCGACGCGATTTTCTCTAGGAGCAAACTTGCGACAGAGGAAGGAGCATTCAAGAAGTCCGACAAATTGGGTCATCTGTCCGGTCTTGTTGGCAGCAGGGGTGACTTTCATTGAGAGAAATTCAGCGCAAAATTTCTGGATAGTGAGGGCGTTGAATTGGTCTTTGATGGAGTCATGGACGGAATGGAGAAGGTCGTCTCCATAAAAACCAGAAGCTACGAACTTACGCATCTCAATGAGGGCTCTTTGGGTGAGGTGTTTGTAAGCAACCATCTGATAGATCTCATTAAGGAGGGAGTTGAGTTCGGCGGTAATTGGTAAGCCGGAGAGTAACATCCAGATGAAGACAAGAACTTCATTCTGAAGGACGTATCCTCCAGCACAAGAGAGAATCAGTAGCTTTGCAGCTTGTGCATCTCTCTCAGAGAAGCCAGAACGTTTGTAGAGCAAGTAGAGGAATTCGGCAGCGATCCAATAACCAAACTGGGGATGGTTATATTCGTAGCCGGAATAGTCAAGTTCGACAATGTTGGTACCACTTATGCGACAAAGAGTCTCATAAAGTGATTTCCAATCATCGCCATGAACGTTGATTCCGACTTTGGTGCGGATCTTGGAGTAGTTACTATGAACCATGTTCATCCAGGGGCCCAAAACACGTCTAAAGAGGACGGTTAAGGCGGTGGAGGCACAGTTAATAACTCGAGGAGTGTTGACTTTTTCTTCTGGGCGAAGCTCATCTTTGAAGGAAGTTTGGAAAATTGCTTGCGGCATAATGCCGTTGTAAAGATCTTCAAGCATTTTATCGACTTCAATCGAAATGGCGGCCCAGTCTTGGGAGTCAAGTTTGGTCTTGGGGGTCTTGCCAACAGCAGAGTAAGGATAACCACTGGAGGTAGTGAAATTAATGTGGGGCATATTTTCAGTACCTTCAATGGCTTGAAGGTTGGTAAAGAACTGACTAGTGGCAAGGTTAGGGTGTTCGTCAAGTAGGGCGCGGATGATCTCATTTCTGAGTTCAGTTGGAATGATAGGAGCGTCCCTCAAGCGGAATTTGGAATTGGCTTTGAGGAGGACGTCGTTAGCATCATAGGTACGCTTTAACTTGGCAGGGAACTCCGTAGGGAGGGGAAGACGTTTGTCGTGGTAAAGGAAACTTCTGGTGATCTTAGAGCGATCACAGATTTTGGTGCGAGGCTGAGCAACTCCAATGGGAACACAATTTGAATTGGAAGCAAGATTGTGATCAAAGGAACGGGAGTTAGATTCAACGGCACTACGAACAAAGTCATAGGGAGTAGAGGCAGAGCGAGGGGCCTTGATGAAATTGGCAAGCATTTCGCGAGATATGTATCTTCCATAGGAAGCTTCAAATCCGGAGGCGACATGCATGCCTAGGATGGCAAAACGGCCGTTCTTACGAGTGACGTAGAAACAGCCAGAATCGCCAGGGCAGGCAGCAACTTTGCTAGAGAAGACAGAGCCACAGTTAACGACTTCGTTGCAATCGGTAGTGTAGTTAATAATACGATCTTGGGCAACGAGGTCGAGGACAGGGCATATGGTCATGGTGGTATCAAAGTTACGAAGGAGGAAGACAGGATTGTCTGAGCCAGTGAGGATAGAGAGGGGCTCAAACATGTAGGAAATGTCACGGTAAGGGAGGACAGTAGACAATTTCACAACACACGTGTCAGCATCGGGGATACGGTGGATTTCGCAATCCTTGATGTTCACTGTTTTTGAGGCAATGACTATATCAAGGTCAACGATTTCCATAGTTTGAGGGATCTGATGGGAAGGGACAACAATATGATCCTGGTTGAGGATGAGAGCTTTTCCATGCATGACGTAGTCGGTACCGTTGTAGTTGTAACGAGTGTTGATGTCAATGATGTTGGAATGAAGTCTCTGCAAATCGGCAGTTTCTTGAGGGGTGGATTCAAAATCTTCTAAGGTTTGGACTGAGCCAATGGACTGGGAAACCCATTTCTGGGATTCCCAACCAATGACTTTAATGTAATTGACCATGGCGGCAGACCATCTTTCGACGGCACCGTTCGCCTTGAGTTTAGAAGTGGACTGCTTGTCAACCGCAGCTTGGGTGGCTTTGAGCTGCTGTTTGACAGTGAGGGGAGTGTTGGTAACGTGTGTCTTCTTGTCTCCAGTGAGCTGGTCTTTTTCCTTTCGAGAGTTGGGAAGAATCTGAAGGGCAAAGTGCTTAAGAAGTTTGGAAAGGGTGAAGACAGCAGTAACTGAAATGCCAAAAGCAGCAACCCACTTAATGTAATTTTTGCAAAGAGCAAT